ATTAATAATATCCTTTATGGCAGCGGCAGAATCAGTTCCGTTATTACGCCAGGAAGTGCGCTGTATATCTGCTCTGATTGGGGTTCTGGCTTTCAGGAAATATACCGGGGTACGATTTGGGATTGGGATGATGAAGGAAGCACTACTGACAAATCTTTTGCATTTTCAGCCTATGATATTTTGAAATACCTTGAAAGTGAGGACAATATCTATTTTCCAGCGGGACTTAGCACAAAAAGCATTGTCGGAAATATTTCAAACAAATGGGGGATTCCATTTTCCTATACGTATTCGTCGATTACCCATTCCAAAATTGTGTTGCCGGCAACCGAGCTGAGTGAGGCCATAAAGACGGTCCTTGATGATGCGCAGAGTAAAGTTGCCGCTAATTATGTTATTCTGGCTCGCAAAGGTGTTATGGATGTTATACCACAGGGCAGCAATAACATTGTATGTGTGTTTACAGGCCGGGAGATTGAGACAACGTCCAATAAACTATCAATGGATGACTTAATAACGAAGGTTATTGTAGGCGGGCAACAGGACAACGCCGGAAAAGTTCCCGTGGAAGCTGTATTTACGGGCCGAACAGAATTTGGTACATTACAGAAACTTGTTTCACGAGATGAAGATACAACATTGAGTGCGGCATCTGCTGAAGCACAAAAGATGTTAAAAGAATACGGCAATTTATCAGAAGACAGGGAAATAGGAGCTCCGGACGTGCCATTTATACGGAAAGGGGATAAGATCAAGATTGTTACAGGCAGTTTCAACGGATATTATTATGTGCTTGGGGTAACTCATCTACCTGTAGAAAAACGTATGACAATGCAGGTGAAAAGTGTCACGCAGGAAAGTGTACCGATTAAATCTGCCACAAAGTAAGGAGGAGAAGCATGGACCATACAGGCTATAATACTCTGGCAGGAGTTTTACATACAAAAATGACGAAGACATCAAAACCTCAGCGGATTGTTGATTTCGGTGAAATCCAAAGCAATTACAGCCTTAAAACAAATTTCTTTCCGGTTGAGATTCCTCCAAAAGATTATGTAGTTTGCCGGGAAGCCACAATGGTGGGGCAAAATCTTACGCAGACAAAATCAGGTGAAGATGTCCTTCTGCCGCCTAAAATGGCCGCGATTAAACCTGGGGATCGTGTGTTTGTTATCTGGAATGACGCTACTCCGGTTGTTATAGATGTTATCTGTCCAGCAACTGAGGTGATTAATAATGCCTGATTTATTCCCTTCCTTTAATGTGCCGGATTACATCGAAAGTGACTCTGCCCAGTCAAGCCAAAACTTTCCCAAAAGCGTATTATTTGATTTTGATTCAGGGGATTTTGTCAGAGACGGCGCGGGCCGCCTTATTGAAAGCAGTGGCTATGACGCATGGGTTCAGTGGTGTATTAAGGCCATAGCAACTCAAAGATATGCTTGCATGGCATACAGCAGCGATTATGGTGTGGAAACCGACGGAATATTATCTTCATCTCTCAGTGATAAAGATGCCGCAGAAGCACAAATCGCCTCAACAATTACCGATGCGCTTTTAGCGGATCAAAATAACCGTACAAAGGCAGTTGGCTATTTTGATTTCTATTGGTCGGAAGATTCTGTTACTGTAAAATGCGTTGCTACGGCAACCGATGGGGCCACGGCAAACATATCCGTTAATCTGCAAAGAGGTGATTAGTTTGGCGGAAGAATTTAGATTGCCTGATTTTCTGAAAAATCAATCGGCTGAAGAAATCCACCAGCGTATGTTGTCAAATTTGCCTGATGATATAGATTCGTCTGTTGGAGGGTTTCCTTCCGATTTTACTATGCCAACAGCAATTGAAAAAGCGGAGATGGTAGAATTTTCTCTCGCAGAAACTATCAAAAATATTTTTCCACAATGGGCGGATGATTCTGCATTGCTTGATTATCATGCACAGACTCGCGGAATAAAGCGTAAGGCGGCAGTAAGCGCAACTGCCGCCTTAACTATTATCGGAGAAGCAAGAACAAAAATCCCCAGCGGATTCACGTTTTGTACGGAGGCAACCAATGACGTCGCGGCGGTGGAATTTGAGGTAATGGCAGATGTGGTTATCCCCAATAGTGGGACCCTGAACATATCCGTATCCGCTGTCGAGGGGGGTATGCAGGGAAATGTCAGTGCGAACAGCATAACCCTGCAGGTTAAGCCACTAAATGGGATTAAAAGTGTTACAAATCCACACGCGGCAATTGGCGGGGAAGATGAAGAGGCCGACGATGCCCTCAGGAAACGGGTCGTTGAATACGATCAGACCCAGGGGCAGTCATTTGTAGGGTCTCAAAATGACTATAAGCGATGGGCGCTTGAAGTTGACGGGGTTGGAGCAGCGAAAGTTGTGCCGGCACAGGACGATACCGGATTGGTAACCATCATAATCACTGACGCAGCAGGAAATCCCGCGAGCAGCGATTTGTGCACGGCGGTATATAACCATATTGCAAGTCCAGATGATGATTTTCAGCGCCTTGCGCCTGTCAACGGAGCCGTTTTATCAGTTATAACGCCGACGGCTTTTATTATCAGCGTATCCGCTACGGTAAAACTTGAAACATCTTATACAATTGGCGGGGTGCAGTCAGCGTTTTTAGCGGCGCTTAAAGCCTATCTGCTGACTTGCACTGATGATGTCAAATACAACAAAATTTGCAGCTTGCTGATGGATACACAGGGAGTCAGTGATTATTCGAATGTGCTGCTAAATGGTGATTCGGGAAACATTTCGTTGACGGCCAGCCAGCTGGCAACAACAGATTCTACTAAGGTGGTGCTGTACAGTGCGTCATAACAGTGATAAAATCAAGGCGATTTTATCAAGCCCGGAAGGGCAAAAAAGCCTTGATTATGTAAGCCCAATTTATGACAATGCTTATGTGGCGTTGTGGTTATATCAGGTTATAGGGTTGGAATTGGACGAAATGGCCGGATGGGTTAAAAGCCTATCGGATGAAATTGTCCCTGAAAAGACTAAACTTCTTATGTCCTTTTGGGAAAAAGAATATGGCATACCGATAGATACGACATTGCCGTTAAGCCAACGCAGGAATATATTGCTTTCCAAAATTAAGACCAGGGCACCGATTACTCCATACTGCATTAGGACTATTGTTACAGCTGCAAGTGGCCGTTCTTCCAGAGTGGCAGAGAATGTTGCAAAAAACACGTTTCACGTTATTATATCTGCTCCGGGTAAGAATGGCATTGACGAAACAACAATTAAATATGCCATAGATCAAATAAAGCCTGCTCATTTGATCTATGAAATAAAGTATGAACAGGGTGTGCAGACTCCGATATATGCTGGATGTTTCATGCGATTACTTAAAACCATTACGCTAAGGCAGGTGAACTAATAATGGCATTTGAAAGATTTTACATAACCGATAAAGGATCCGCTCTTCTGGCAAAGGCACAAATTGGAGAAAAATTGATTTACACGAGAGCCGCTGCAGGCGATGGGAAAATTGAAAAACAATCTCTAACAACGTTAAATGATATTATTAACAAGATTACTGATTTGAGTATCTCAGAATTAGACTTTAGTGAGCCCAAAATAGCAAGCGTTCAAATCAGATTTTCCAATAAAGATGTTCAAGCGCCGTTTTATTGGCGCGAAATCGGATTATATGCCAAGGGAGACGATGGGAAGGAAATATTATATGCCTATGGGAATGCCGGGGAAAAGGCGGATTTTATCCCTTCCTATGGTACCACGCCTACCGAATTCGTATTTTTAATGAATACGATCATTGGAAATGCAACAAACGTTACTGCAGTGATTGACGATAGCCTAATATACGCAACAAAGAAAGACATTAAAGCAAAGGCGGATTTGGTGGATGGCATAGTTCCACCGACGGAGCTTCCTGCGGCAAGTGATACAACATTGGGGGCGGTAAAGTTGTCAGCAGACTTCAAAATAAATTCAGATGGGACTTTATCAGTCGATAAAGGCAAAATTGGAGGAACTGGTACCGTGCCGGTTGAGGTTACAGAAAATCAAGTCGCTGTAGAGTTGGAATTTCCTATTAAGTTCAACTCTTGCGGCGAGGCGATTGCTACTGATGACGATAGCGGAACAGGAATTATATCACTTGAATCCATCGGCGGCAGGTTAGAGTTTGTCGCCCGAAACGTATTATAAGGAGGACATCAAATGAATGCAATTTTAGCAACGAAAGAGTATGCCGACACGCTATCTCAAAATAAATTCTCTGTTTTTGGGTTTAATGATGATTCCGATAGTGCACCGGAACAGGTAAGCAATAGTGATGGTATTCCTGCAGCGTCTTTTAAGCCTGGCGTCGACAAGGTGCTATTGTTTGAAACTGACTGGGCTCAAAGGAACGACATCCCGATTTCAATTGAATATTATATGGATAAATCTGATGCAGGGAAACAACTTTGCTTGCAAGTTGGATATTGTTTTGACGGAGCTTCAGTCTCTTGGCTGGATGCAGAAACAGTTACCGCGCCATCTGATATGAGCATGAAACAATATTGTTTCTCTGCTGTGATTCCTTCAACCGTAATTCCGTCTGGTGAAAGCCATACTTTAAGAATAAAACTGCGGCGCCTTGGAAGTAATGAGCAAGATACCCATACCGGAAATTTTTGTTTGGCTGCTGTCAAATACTATAGGATTGGAGATTAATGATGAATATTGTAGAAGGTAAATATCCGGGCCTTTCATGGGACATCACCCCAGAAGAAAAAGACGGAAAAATTGTTTTACCCGCTGCGGAAGTCGAAGTCGCCGGAACTACATATCAAATGCCAGCTGCATCATTCGATAAAGCCGACGGTACTATATATATGACACCGGACGGCTATTCTTTTGTCGGCAAGGATGGTACGGACGATATTAAAAAATTCCCAAATGGCGAGAATTATTGGATTTGCGCCATAAATAAGGACGAAATTATGTATTTAAAGGCGGTGCAAACGGAATGATTATTTTAGGCCAAAAAAAGCAGACGACACCTGAGATTCCGGTTGATAATTTCGCTGTTAACAGCGATGATGTTGAGGTATTTAATGCCATTTGGCAACAACAGCATTGGCATGATATTTCAAATACATTGTCAACAACGGAAGGATTAGTTGTCGAAGCGGTTGCTGAAGGTGGACAAAGTGTCAATGTATATAGTAACGGCGGCTCCTTAACAGGAAATATCAATAAAACTGCCATGATAAAAATAGGCGGTAATTATCATTTAGTCGCCGCTGGGGGAACGGCAGCGGGGAATAAGGTACCAATCACGATTTATCCGCCAGCGCCTTCCGGAGGTTACGCAGACGGAACACAGGTAGAATTTTGCGATTCCTCATTGGAGGTGCATGATTTTAATCTGGGAAGTAATGCATGGGTCTACCAGCCGGGTTTTCGCGCATACCAGCTTATCAATCCGGCAACGTGCGGATATTCCAATAGGCCGGTAGGCTTTTTTGTAAAACACAGGCCAACAGGAGCGGAAGGGGTGGATTACAATGTAGTTTTGTTTTATCCGTTTTATGTAGGAAAATATCAGGCTTCGAAAGCAGACGCGACGGCTTCTTCAAGTGGTAGTAGCACTGTGGCTGTATCTAAAAAAGGGGTTATCCCATGGGTGTCGATTACTTTTGACGCTGCTATGGCCGCTTGTGCGGCCAGTGATGCAGTGAATGGCAAGGACATTGGTACACGTCTTGTA